TGGATTTATCTCACACATTATTCAGCTCCTAGTAAGACTCCTGGAAAATGCTCGCTAAGCGAACAATTTTTCCACATATGCCAGTGTAGTCGAGTCTAGAAGTTCCATCGTTCTAAGCTTGTCGAGAATCATGTCCTTTGACGCGCTGAGAGATATGAGTGTATCAATAGCTTTTCTCTGTTTTGCGTTTAGTCCCGTGGCCTGTGTGACCGTTGATTTGGCTGACTTAGCAGATGCCTTGCGGGACGACTTAATCTTAAACTTGCTGTCTAGCTCTAACAGCTCTGCGCGTCTCTCGGCTGTCTCAGCTTGCAATAGGTCGAATAAACGTGTTCGGTGTCCCTGTTGCATCATCCGTATCAGAGGGACTACTCTATCCAGACTGTGATAGTGTGTGATTATTTGCTCTGGTAAGGCTGTAAGAACGTCGAAGCGTGTAGTGAAGACCTTCTTCAGGACTTCCTCCACTAATATCTCGACCGTCTTTTCGGGATGGTCATAAGTCATTTGCATGACTTTGATAGATTCCGGGTCTATTTCTGCTGGTTTGGTTTTTTCTGTGAGGTATTTATGTCCTTCGACTCCACGTATTACTAGTTCAGTTTGCCTTTCGTCCACATTTTGAGCAGACGGCAATCCGTGTTGAGATACGATTTCGGGAGTCTGAGATTCTACTACGCACGACGACCTGTCCTCCACATCTTCGGCACGCGGCGTGCTTTGTAGGAGAGAAAAGCTCTCGCTCGTCTCTACTGGAATCTCGTCTACTGGAATCTCGACAATCTCGACCTCGTTCATTTCTGAAACTGGCCTGGATATGCATTCTTCCACCTTCTTAGAGAGATAAGACTCAAAGTCCATCTCCGGGTCAGACGAGCTATCGTCTCGTCTTAGGAATCCGTCATGTTCCATATGCTCCTCCCATCCTATATCTACGGTTTGTTATTGACTAGTGATACCAGCTTTCAGCCGCTCCGGACCGGCCTTATGTGCGGAAAGGGCACCACCCTGATCAAGTGTAACATGGGTGTCAAGCACTACATATAGGGGCGAAAGGAAAGCGAATACTACATGTAGTAGTTTTGCGAAAAACGTAAAACTTAAATTCTATCAGGTTTCCTACAACTCCCTACCCCTTTTCCTACAGGATTCTAGCAGAAATTTCTACAGTTAAACCCTTTAAAACCATAGGCTTCGCAGATCAGGGTAAGGGTAGGTCCCCCCCTCTCCCCCCTGACCCTACCTGCCTAGAACCTGCGAGCTCTGTCTTGTATCTGTATTATATATATATATATATAAGACTAAAGACCTAAGAGCCGGAGTGTGGCTAAAAAGCTACAGGGGAGAGGGGGGTCCACCTACCTACCCGATCCGGGTAAGCTGCTGATCTGGTTTGGTTTAGCTTGGAAAAAACTGTAAGAAACCTGATGGGGAATTGTAAGAAAAGGGATAGGGAGTTGTAAAAAACCTGCTTTTGGAAAGTCGAAAATCTAATTATTCGCCGGTATAGGTATTGCGCTATTAGTCGGATCTTGGCATACTTATATGTTCGCTTCGGATTATGTTAACCAAATTCGCTAAACTTTCGCCTTAGTCTTATGTATTTATTATAGTCTAAGTTGGCTGCCCTCCTTTCTCTATCTAAGACCTAATTAAATGTTCGCCCGAACCGATTAGAACAATTTCGGCGGATCGGTTCATAGCGAAGTGGCCTGCCTGGCTAGATCGCTGCACCCTGGGGGATCGTAGTGCGAGCCTGGGGGATCGTAGGTAACCATACTATATACAGCGCGCGCCGGGTAGGGGGGCGATCAAAAAGCAAAACTAGACGTACAGGTGGAAATATATTTTATCATTCGCTTTTTATTCGCTTGTATTAGTCCGAAAGAAGCGTATAATAGGCATGTAGGGTAATTCAATCCTACACAGAAAGGACATGTAGTATGGCAGCAGAAACAGCAGCGGCGGTTGTGGAGGGAAGGGCACTGGTGAATCTTCTCGACAAGCTAACGCCCGAACACGCGGACGCGATCCGCAAGGCGGTAGCCGAGAAGCACATCGCGGCAGTTCAGAGCAAGGTCACGATTCGGGCGAAGAGTTCACCTACGAAAAAGGATGAATCACAGCCCTACATCGCATACTTCGCAAACGACGCGCGCGGTATGTCGGTCTTGTGCGGGGGCAAGATCGAACCTGCGATGGTGAAACCGGAAGAGGGTAAGGACGAGCGCACAGGAGCGCAAAGGGCGCCGGGCGCTTGTGACTACTTCAACTACGGTTTCGACCTGGACGTGAGGCAGCCGATCCGGATTATGCTGGAGGATTCGCTGGCCGGTCCCGAGAGGGCAATCGAGAAGGTGGTCAAGTCTCTCGTGGACGGTGGGCTGTTCGGCGAGAAGGACGCCCGCGAATTTGTGGTCTCACAGCGCACGGCAAGAGGATTGCCGGTCTAGGCAGTTCGCTTCACTTGTGCGTGGGAGGGTTTGTAGCCTTCCCACGCACTCTTTAGATGGGAGGAAGGAAATGAATTACGTTCACGTTTATTTTTATTGCCCGCTGTTGATCTACGCCATTCCGGCTTCACAAATGGAAAGATTGATTCGCGCGCGGTTTGTGAAATGGGAGGAGAGCTGCCATGAATGGCGGAGTATGACGAGTGAGTATAGCCTGCTACAGGTGCCTGGTGTATTTGTGGTGAGGAAGGATATTAAGTAGGAACCGGGCGACGACGTAAAATAGGGTAAGGGACTGCAAACCTTACCCTATTTTTATGTCTCTTAGATCAGATACGCGCGCGTTTTGCACAGCCTAAATGAGGCAAAAGAGCTAGTTTTCAACAGGCCCGTAATCGCGCTAGGCTGCCCAGGCCGCCGCGGCACCTCGATCCGGATACCCACCTATTACCTGCCCCCTCTGATCGTTGAACCTAGAACCCGCTTCGCTATGTCTATGCCATCACTTACGGGCATGTATAGTCATATGCCCTAAAGACTAAGACATATCAATAGCTACGCTTGTATGACGTCCAGGTGAGCTAATCATCCTACTCCACAGACGAGCAACCCCCCATCTGCCAATGAATGGGTCCCATATGCCCCACAGGGGGGAAAGGTTCATCTCACGCGAAATTGGACCCTGTATCGATGGACCCTTACTTTTAGACATTGATTAGATAGACATTGATTAGAATAAGTCTAGGTTTTGTTCAGCTAAATCATCGCTCAGCGAACAATTAAATGCTAATGTTTTACCCACTTGACACGTATGCTATGCTTGATCAGTAGGGCTTCGCCCTCCTTCCTCCTATCTCAATCTAGACTCTAGTTACTGTTTTATCTGGAGAAATTAAATGTTTATCTCATCGGATCATTTTTTGTTTAGATAGGTGTGAGGTGTAGAATGTTTATCTCATCGGATCAAGCGAGAGCAAGACTAGGCTCCAGGCGTAATGTCTTTTCGGATGGGCATGATCGAGGAGGTGATCGAACCTACGTCATCGAACCTGAGGTGATCGAGGATGCGATCGAGGATGTGATCAAACCGGACCCTCTCATAGACCTATCAAAGCTAGACGAGCTTATCAATCGTGATCCTTTACGATCCAAGCAACCATATAGAGGAAGGACAGAAGCACAAGTAGCAATAGGTGAGACGGCTTTAGTAGTAGGTCAGTCCCAAGCCGGTCGCTTGTTTGGTCTATCTAACGAACAGTCTCTAGCCTACGAGCGCGCGCTTTCCTCTACAGCAGACATCACTAATCATACCCCACCTAATCCTTCCCGCAAGAAACAAATCGACGAGTTCAGAGAAGTTCTTGCAGCAAAAGCGGCTGAGCGTTTAGGGGATACTCTAGAGCTTCTTGATACTCCTAAGCTAAAAGCCGTCAAGCGTGCGACGAATCTTTCTCGCATTGCAAAGGACATGGCGACGATCGTCGAAAAGGTCTCTCCAAAGGAAACAGTAGACCAAGGTGGTGTTCATTTCCATATATATAAGCCAGAGATTAGTGTCGAGCAAAATTATAAGGTCGTTACTGTCGGTTCCAAGGTTTGACTCTAATGGCTAAGGTTTGACTCTAATGGCTGAACCTCAAGAGAATTATTCTCTCCTATCACAAGTTGTTAACACTCGACTAACTGGCGCTATAAGAAAATTGAAGGATTCCTTCGGTTTCATTGCTGGTGATGATGGTAGAGATTATTTCTTCCATTGGTCAACTATGGAGAGGACTGGTAAAAACTTTCGAGAGCTCGTTATTCAGGAAAGAGTTTCATTTCTACTCGCTGAATCAGATCGTGGTCCGCGCGCGGTTCAAGTGAGGGTGATTGATTAGATGCTTACTATCCCTCACTCTAAGATAACAGGAGAGAAAGGAACATGGTGGCGATTCGGAGAATCTGTAGTTCTCTCCTGTCCAAAGTGTGGGATTAGTTTTAGATTGAATCATACTATAACAGAAGATGGAATAGTAACACCTTCTGTCGTATGTCCTATAAGCTCGTGTAAGTTTCACGATTACATCAAACTAGGAGAATTTTCCTAATGGCTTGGTGGAAACCTTTGGTTAACATAGGAGTTTCATTCCTCTCTAACTGGTGGACTAAGAGGCAGAAGAAAAACGCGGAGAAGGTAAATGCCGAAAGCTCTCGAGAGAAAGCTGAGAAGGAGAGCAAAGAAGAAAGGTCTCAAGGGTAAGCAGAAAGACGCCTATATCTACGGCTCTCTCAGAGCGACCGGTTGGATTCCATCTACTCAGAGAAAAGGATAGGAGTAAAAATGCTAGGCATGAGAAAAGGTTTTGGAAATACTGGCATTGTGAAAAGGCTCCCGACCAGAGGAGAAAAGAGTCCCCTGGGGAAGTCCCCAGAAGGTCTATCATCCCTACGCGCGCCCGGGGGGTTTTCAAAAGGACCAGATAGTCTGGGGGATAGGCTCAAAAAGCGCCGAGTGACTGGTCGTGGTATCCTTGGCTTTGGGAAGAAAATGCTTGCTCCATCTGACTAACGACTTACACCGGATTAGAACGGGATAAATGCCAGTCGTAGAGTCTAGAAACGAGATAGGTAGATATGATAAAATCTGGAAGCCTCATGCAAAGCAGGTTGAGTTCATCCAGATTCCATTTTCTGTCTTCGAGGCCCTGTATGGAGGAGCGGTCGGAGGTGGCAAGTCTGAGCTCCTCTACATGCTACCAATCGTATATGGTTTCCACAAGGTTCCACATTTCCATGGGGTTCTTTTTAGGGAGACTTATCCCCAGCTCGAAGCTTCTCTCATACTCAGAGCTGTTCCGATCTACAACGCTATCGGTGGTCGCTATGACGCTCAGAAGCATACATTTACCTTCGATGGCTCGGGGGCAATCATCCGATTTAGTTACTTAGAAAACGACAAAGACGCGCGCGATCATGATACAAACGAATATCAATACGTCGGATTTGACGAGCTTACGGCTATTCCAGGGACTTCGCTCTTCAATAGGTATATCTATCTCAGTTCTAGGGTTCGTAGTGTTATTCCTGATGTTCCTCCTATTATCAGGTCTGCTACGAATCCTGGTAATGTTGGACATCTTTGGGTTAGAAAGAGATTTATAGAGCCTGCACCGAATGGTGGAGTTCTCATACATGATTTAGATAGCGATACAAAGCGGATTTTCATTAAGGCGCTTTTAATAGATAATCCATATCTTCTCAAGAAAGATCCAGGCTACCTCAAGAGACTCAGACTTCTACCGCTAGCTGAGCAGAGAGCAAAGATTTATGGAGACTGGTGGGTATTTAGTGGGCAGGTCTTTACTGAATGGAGAGACCCCTTCTTTGGGTCCAAGTTTCCTGACGAGCCTGACAACGCTTGTCACGTCATTGCAGACTATACTCCTCCTATCTGGATGCCCAGAATCCTCGGATGCGATTGGGGATATTATCCTGGACAGGCTTGGGTTGGATGGGCTGCTGCAACTTCCGATAGGCGAGCCATTCTTTATCGTGAACGTGTTTGGTCTAGAACAAATATCTCAGTCTGGGGAGCCGATGTTGCCAGGATTACTGAACCTGAGCGAGAGTCAGTCGTCTCGTGTAAGTTAGATCCAAGTGCGTGGGGGAAGCGCGGTGAGGAAAAAACCCTTGCCGAGCAAATTATCGATGCAACCGGATTACCGTGGGAGAAAGCTGACAATGATAGACTGGGTGGGAAAGCCCTCCTACACGAGTTTCTCCGATGGTCGCCCAAGCCCACATCTTTTACTCCGGCCGAAGGCTATGACGATCAACTTGGTCTTAAGATCCTCAGAAATAATGGCCCCAAAGCCTATAGGGAATATATCGAGTTATTCGAGCCCGAGCCTGATGAGAAAAACCTCCCAAAGCTACTTTGCACTGAGTCCTGTGAGGAATTCCGTAAGGTCATTCCAGCTTGTGTTTATGCAGAGACAGACAACTCAAAGAAAGCTGAGGACGTTGCCGAGTTCATTGGCGATGACGCTTATGATGGCGCTCGCTACCTTCTGAAAGCTATCGATGAATACTTTAATCTCTCTTCGGGCTTGGCTAAGAAATATGGTAAGCTGGGTGAAATCGTTCAGAATTTTGAGAGGACTCAAGATTGGAATATCTACCACAGACAAATGGCCGCCTACGACAAAGAGTTTCGACGTAACACTACCTCAGTCCAGCGACATAAGGGGAGATTCTCGGGTCGACTACGTTTTAGACCTCAGTAAGAAACAGCTGATTTTTGAGGTTTATCGTCTTAGGGCGGAGATTGAGAAATTTCGAGCCTTGAAAGAGCTTAGTGATCAAGGATTGCAAGATGCGCTCGGAGCATATCAGAGATTATCGGAGAGGAACGAGGAGAGGCTTGATAAATATTTGGAGCATCAAGCAGTCATTCTCGATCAAAAGCTAGGGCTCAATCAGACTAATCCTAGCATGCACTCCGAGATGAAGTCTATACAGATAAGAAAACCCTGGAATCAGGTCGCAGCAAAATTTGAGGCCGATAAGCGTCAGGAATATTGGAAGCAGAGGAATAAGCAGACAGAGGAACTAGATAAAAAAGTCATCCAGCCAGAAAAGAAATGACCTATACTCGACTAATGGTTGAACCTGGTGATATTTTACTCTATAGAAGCGAGGGATTTATTCCTTGGTTAATCAGAGTGAAAACTTGGTCAGATATAAGCCACGTAGAGACTTATATTGGCGCCGACCAATCTTTTTCTGCTCGAAATGAAGGCGTAGGTATTTTTCCGTTCAGACTCGATGGACTCAAGTTTGTTCTCAGGCCGAAACTAAAATACGATCCGTTTACCGCCGGTCTTTGGCGGAAAAAGGTAGTCGGTCAAAAATATGACTGGCTAGGTTTTCTAGTTTTTTATCTAGCAGCAAAGCAGGGAGCTAGAGACCGCATGTTTTGCTCTGAGGCTTGCACTAGAGACGCACGCGCGGGTGGAATTGAACCATTTCAGTCTGATTATGACGCTGACAGAGTAGCTCCCGTTCATTTTTTGACATCTAGTTCTTACTATAAGATTTAGGTGGGTTCGTAAAAATGCCTGATCTACTTACTCCAGAACTAATCACTCCACTCAGTCAGGAAACAACTGATGTGGACGTGATTGATGGGAAGATAGAGAAGCCTCAACTTCTACATGAGACAGAAGAAGCTAAGATTTTGCTCACAATCGTCCAAGATTACGACAGAGAGGAAGAATTTGCTCGATTAAATCTAGTAAGAAAATGTAGGAAGCAACTTCACTACTGGAATAATTATCAATATCTAGCTTGGGATGAAATAGCTCACGATTGGATGACACCAGATGAAGTTGTAGAGCAAGATCCACAGGCAGATATTGATCCGGCTCTCTACGCTAAAGTAATTAACGTCTACAAAGCTCATGGTGAGATCCTCATCGGTGCTTTAACAAGTGGTTTACCAGTCGTCCGCTTCATGCCGAAGGACGCCGATGACCAAGAAGATATAACGTCTGCCAAAGCTCACAGTAAGTTAGCGGAGTTAGTCCAAAAGCAAAATCACGCCAAATTGCTTCTGATGAAGTCTCTTTTCATCCTCTATAATCAATCCTTCGTTGCGGCCTATAATGAGAATAAAGCTGATTATCGCTTCGGCTCGATCAAAGTTCCAGATTATGTTGAGACGGAGATAACAAATCGGGATTCTTACTGTCCGTCCTGTGGAGATAGGATTGGTTTCGACCGATTTAGTCCTGAATCTCCCCAGACTCCACCAATGGAGCAAAATTGTCCTGCTTGTGGAAACATGGTCATGCCTGAGACAGAAGATGTTCCGGGAATGATGCAGCAGCAGGTTGGATCTCATACTGAGCCTAAGAATAGAGAGTGTATTGAGGTCTATGGACCAATTAACGTAAAGGTTCCAATCTGGGCGCGTGACCAGTTTAGTATTCCATATCTGATTCTTGAGACAGAGGAGCACGTTGCCCTCATAAAAGAGATTTATACTGAGATTGCCGACAAGATCCAAGCTACAGCCTATCCCGACGTTTATGATAAGGAAGCTAGAATCCCAACCCATTATCGGTCAGACTTTCCAAAAAATCTCTGCACGGTTCAGCGAGTTTGGTTACGTCCCTGGGCTTTTAATCTCTATACTAGGGATGTAGAGAAAATTGCTGCACTTAAGGCTAAATATCCTGAAGGCTGTTATGTAGTCATCATAAACCAGGATCTTGTAGCAGAGATAGTTAGAGACAAAATTGATGATCATTGGACGATAAGCGAGCATCCTCTCAGTGAAGTCCTTCATAATGAGCCAATCGGTGCGCCGATGGTTCCTTTGCAGGATATTACTAATGAGCTAGCTAACTTGACATTGGAGACGATCGAATTTGGGATTCCAGAAATTTTTGCAGATGGACGAGTTATCGATTTTGAAGCATACCAGAGAAATGAAGCCCGTCCTGGTCAAGTCTCCCAAGCAACAGCTCCTGCTGGTATGAATCTTTCATCAGGTTTCCATGAAATTAAGGCCTCTACACTATCTCGAGAGGTCGAGCAATTCGCTAATAGGATTTCGGAGGTAGCTCAGTTCGTGATGGGAAGTTATCCATCTATATATGGTGGGACATTAGAGGGAGGTTCAAGGACCGCCAAAGAATATGAGATGAGCAAGGCTTCAGCGCTCCAGAGATTATCAACGACCTGGACTATTCTCCAAGAATGGTGGGTCAAGGTTGTAGCCAAGAGCGTGAAATCGTTCGTCAAAAACATGAGGGAGGATGAAAGGTCTGTTCAATCTAAGGGCTCTAATTTCGTGAACGTCTGGATTCGTAAGTCTGAACTGACTGGTGAAGTTGGTGATATTGAGCCAGAGATTACAGAAACCTTCCCAATCTCTTGGACTCAAAAGCGTGATGTTATCCTTAATTTGATCCAGATGGATAATGAGGATATTGCTGCTGTTATTCGTCATCCAGAGAATGCTGGTCTGGTTGCTTCTATCATAGGAGTGCCAGAACTTTATATCCCTGGTGATGATGATAGAAATAAGCAGCTTTATGAGATTGCTCGTCTCGTTAGAGAGGAGCCCATGATATCTCCTCCAATGGGTCCAGCTATGCCTGAAGCTCATCCAATGAGCACAGTCCCCGTAGACTCAGACATAGATAATCATTCAGTCGAGGCTGAAGTTTGCCGTGCGTGGCTCAAGTCTGAGGTTGGGCTCGACGCTAAGGAGAACAACCCAGGTGGCTATGCTAATGTCCTCGCTCATCTTAAAGAGCACTTGATGTTTGAAGCTCAGGAGCAGATGGCCCGGATGGAGGTCGAGGGAACAACTGGAGAGGAGGAAATGACGGAAGAAGGAGTAGCAACTTAATCTATCAATCTAAACACTAAATCTGTATGCTGAACAGACGCGCTCGAAAAAGGCTTGCAAAGGCCGAGGTGATTAAAATGGGAGAAAAGTTACTAGGTCAGGTTTTAAGCTTGAATGACAGAGAAGCAAATGAGTCGAGCGAGGAAATTGTTGGTCTTGGTGTTCATCGTGAGATGCTCGTCAATCAAGTCTTAGGAAAATACTACGCTCTTGCTCGAAAGGGTAAAGTATTTATCCATAGCACAGTCGTTGCTGGCGTCGCATTTCCGATCAGCACATCAACAGCTCCAGTTTTTGGGGTCTGGAATAAGGCTGATAGTGGCCGTCTATTAGTTCCTCTTGCTTGGATGGGTCAATATGTCTCTGGGACGGCCATTCAGACCGGAGTGGGACTAAGTCATGTTGGTAATACAGGTTCTGGTGTCGCAACCGCCGCTCCTCTCAGTGCAATCACAGAGGTTGTTCCTATCAATGCTTTCCTTGGAAATGGAAACGTCGCAAAATGTCCAGGTTTCTCTACTGTAACTTTGACCACAGCGGGAACTTGGAGATATGCTCTTGGAATGAATACGTTTACTGGAGCAGCGACAGTTCCAATTGGAATCTCGAATATCAGTCGCCATGATTTCGATGGCGCTTTGCTTATCCCTCCTGGAAATCTCATTCACGTAGTCGGAAACGCTGCATCTGGTGCTCTCTATGGTCAGACTCTCATCGTTGCAGAGCTTCCCTACTAGTTAGAAATGCCATAAGGAGTAAATCATGTCTCTTCATCATCTACTTAATCTTGCACTTTCTCCTCCTCTCTATTTTGATAAGCCAGATGATTCTGGAGGAGGAGATAAATCTGAACTAGAGCAGGATCTCTCTGATCTTGGTGATGAAGGGGCTTCTCCTGATGATGAGGGCGGAGAGGACGATGAGGGTGGAGAAGGTGATGAGGGTAAGGGAGACAAGTCTGAGGGGGAGGAAGAAGACGAGGGGGAAGGTGAAGGTGAGGGCGAAAAAGAAGAAAAAGAAGAAAAAGAAGAAGAAGGAGACGAGAAAAAAGAAAAGAAAGAAGAAGAGATAGAGACTGACGAGCAGGGTCGGCCGACTGTAAAAGCTTTGAAGGCAGTCTATCCTGATATTTTCAAAAAGTTCCCTGCTCTCCGTCAAGCTTTCTTTGAGCATCCAAAGTTTCTCGAGGTCTTCGCTGATCCAGAATCTGCTCAGATAGCAGCAGACAAGGCAAGAGAGTATGATCAGCTTGAGGGGTCTATAGTTGGTAATGGTGATCCTAGCCTCTTAGTTAATACTCTCGGGGAGAATAATCCTAAAGCTTTATCTAAGCTGGTTGAAAACTTTGGAGAGTCGGTTAGGAAATACGACAGTGACCTTTACGTAAAGCTCTCAACTCCTATCATCGAGGAGCTCATCTATCACGCCGCCGCCCACGCTCAGAAGATTGGGGCAAGCAAGGATCAGCCTGGGAGAAATCTCCTTTTAGCTGCGAAACACATCGCTAATTTCGCCTTCGCTAATGGTGGGGATATTCCTGACATCTCTAAGCGCGTGCCAGATAGAGAAAAAGAACCATCCGAAGCTGAGAAGTTGCTTCACGAGGAGCGTGAGGCTTATCGCTACGAAAAGTATTCTGGAGCTATAACTGAAGTCGAGGATAAAATAACGACCGAACTTAACAATATCGTTGGAAATAAACTTGATGCTCTAACATCATTTGAGAGGAAAGCGGTCATCAAGGACGTTCGTCGTGAGATTGATCAGGCTCTACTGGCTGATAAAGCCTTTCAGAGAACTCTTGGTAGTTTGTGGAAACAGGCAGGTGAGTCGGGCTATAGCGATGCTTCCAAGACCAGAATCCGGCGTGCATGGTTGGAGCGCGCACGAAGTATCGCGCCAGGTATTCGTAATCGACTCCGTCAGGAGGCTCTTGACGCAAGGACTCCAGGCAAGAGCAGCTCAGATGAAGGGGAGGGCAAGAAGCGACAGTTTCCAAGTCAAGGTGGACGTGGTCCAAGTAAGGCGCATGGGGTGGTCGACCCTAAAAAAATCGATTGGCGCAAGACCTCGGACATGGACATCATCAACTCGTAGACTGTTGGAGTTGGCCCTTATGGGAGTTGGAATTAAAGGTAGTCGTGGGATTAAAGGCTTGAGTCTAGAAGAAAGACTTGAGAGAAATCGTGCGATTACTGAATTCGGCTGTTGGGAGTGGACCCTAGCTAAGGACGCTCTTGGCTATGGCTTAATCCATCTTAGTCGGGAAGCAGGAACTAAGAGAGTTCATATTGTAGCATTTGAGCTTTATAATAGTGTAAAGCCAAGAAATTGTGTGTTACATAAATTGGAGTGTTCCAATAAGTCCTGCTTTAATCCAGCTCATCTCTATGATGGAACTAAACGCGACAACTATGAAGATGCTGTCGCGGCTGGAACACACGTAAATGTGAGGAGACCTGATGGCTCAAACTGAAAGTCAGGTCGTTGCCGCGGAACTTGAGAGGGTTGCACCCAAAGTTCCTCTACTTTTCGAGAGGGATGCCATGTTCTATGCGAACGTGGAGAAGCGTCCAGTCGAAAAGGTCTCCTCAAGGGACATGAGAGTCCCTCTTGAGATTCGTCCTGGTGGGTTGTTTGGTTATTACGACACCGCTGGAGGCGACCTTGGACGAGGAGAAGGCCCGACCTTCGAGAAAGCGACTATTACCACGGTTAACTTCAAGTATGCCGTGGAGTGGCACAAGAAAACTCAATGGTCAACTGATGATGCTCGTAAATCGGTTGTCAACTCAGTTAAGCACCTTCTCGCCAATGCGATGAAGGAGTTTCGTCGGATGGTAGATGCAAATCTGATGACTGCTGGTGATGGGGTCGTTGGAGTAGTATCTGCGATCAGTGGAACTACGTTGACTCTTGGCACAGATGGATTTGGCACTCGCCTGATTCGTCATGGTCAGAAGATCAATATCTATAACTCGACTCTAGCAACGGACAGAACGACAGGCGATGAGCGAAAGATCACTACTGTCGATCCCGAAGCAAAGACTATCATCTATGAGGGCGCAGCAGTAGCGGGCGTTGTCGTAGGTGATAAGATAGTCGCTTCTGGTCTATCTGGAGCGAATCCTGTTGGCATCCTTGGTGTTCCATACCATCACTCCAATGCTTCAACGGGGACATGGCTTGGTCTGGATCGCGCAACGTATCCTGAGATTCGAGCGAATCGCATCAATGCTTCTGGCGCTCTTGCCCTTCCTCATGCCCGACGCGCGCTAAACAAGATTGGTGAGCGTTTGGGACAGGAAAATGGCATGAAGCTGAAAGCCTGGCTACATCCTTGTCAAGCTCAGTCATATGAGGAACTCGGTCAGCTCGTAACCCAGATCAACAAGACGGCGAGTGCGAAGGAGAATCTCGACCTTTACTTCGACGTTCAGCAGATCGCGGGCGTCCCAGCTCGTAAGCATTTCAACTGGGACAAGAAGCGAATCGACTTCGTGGTTGATGAGGTCTGGGGTCGTGCTGAGATGAAGCCGGCGGGATTTTACGAAGAGGAAGGCAGGCGCCT